CTCAAAGGTGAGGTCGGGCGCAAGCTCATGCTCCAGCGCGCGCCACTTCGGCAATGCCGGGCGCTTCCACTGCTGCCGGTTTTCGCGGTGCGACATGGCGGGCACGACTTGGAAACCGTGCTCGCGGTACATACGCGCCCACTCGGACGGCTCGGCAAAGTCTGGGTCAAACGTGGATGTCATCTGCATAGTCCCATCATTCTCATTTGTAGGCGTCATATCCATCCCCTATGCAGTCACCCGGTATTCTTTTTGCGTGTCGATCCATCCCTGATCGGCATTGACAAACATGGGCTGAATGAAGATCCGCTTCACCTCAAGTCTGCCGGTGCCATACGGCTGGTTGCGGATGTGGCCGCGACGAAGATGTGGCCGCACAGGTCCGCCGGTGCCGTTAGCAGAGCGCATGGTCTGCGATATTTTGCCAATGCTAATTGTGGTCGTGGATGAGTATTTTGATAGGGTCTGCTCACGCCGATTGCGCGAGTTGGGCTTGTTGCAGGTCTCCACATTTTTTTGAATGTTCTTAGTAGCCAACAAAACGATAAGTATCATCATCGCCGTGCTTGCCATCCACCTAAGATCTTTTTGGCCGCTGCTCCCTAAAGATGACGGGTTAATTTTAACAAAATCAAAACCATTATTAGCCAAAAATATGTCCATGTGACTATCGTTGCCAATAAACTCATAATCAAAAATTATCTCCATTTTCAACGGATAGTTTTCATTATGTTTTTCTTTTCTAAGTTGTGCGCGAATTTCCTCCATAAATCTGGCCTTGAAGTGAATAGACATCTTCTGAAACGGAGGGTTGTATATGTTCATAGATTTCATATCTATCGCTGTTTTCATTATATCGTGAATTGAAACAGCACTCAAAACATCAGACGCGATCTTAAAGCGTGGCAAGCGTGTATCAATCATATCATCCTCCAATATCAATGTGTTGCGGCGTACCACGCCATGCAGGACGCATCAGCGCGCCCGTCGTCCTTCTTCCGTGCGAATAGCCCAGCATATGCCGGGAAGAGTTCCGTGGCGCGCTGCCGTGCCCCGTCCTTGCCGCCACGCACTGATGCGGCTTTTTGCCACATCTGCGGCGTAACGATTTGCGTCGGTATCTCCAAGGCCGCGAGGACGCCCTCAACGATGCCGGAGCTGCGGCCAAAGGAGAAGACGGATGTCACGCCCTGACCGGGCATTGCATTGACACGCTCAATCACGGCGAGGCTCTTATCCCCGACGCAGCGTATGATCGTGGCCAAAATCTGCGCGCTCACTTCGCGCTTCTTTTTGCCATTGCGAAGCAGTTCGACGGTCGGCATGTCCACGACAGACAGGTGTCCCTTGATTGGGTCGAAGAAGGCAATTGCGCCATTCAGGCCGGGGTCGATGCCGATGAAGATCATGATGCATTTCCTGCCCTGTCCATATCCTCGAATTGATCCCACCGGATGAGCCCTCCGCTATTCTGCACGATGCACCAGCGCCAGCGGTGGGGGATCTTCTTGCGCTGCCGCCACTTGCTTATGGCGGCGGGCGACGCCCCCTCCATCCGTGCCGCCTCGCGCACCAATTGCCAGTCAATCTCAGCAGCTGTCATGTTACACAATTCTCCAAAGTGAAGGCCGAGCGTGGGACATTTTGTCCACGAAGTCAATCCATTGAATTGCACATTTTGCCGCTTGACGGTTTTTTGCAAATCGTCCTATGGTGATGAACCTTACCGATTGAGAGCAGATGAAAAACCCATTCGAGCACTACGACATCCATCACCTTTCACCGTCTTCCTGCAACTTGTTCGTGGCCAGCCCGGCCATGTTCATCGTTCAAAAGCTGCTGAAGGTGAAGACGTCAGTCGGCCCCGCCGCGCACCGTGGCACTGCGGTTGAGAGTGGCATCGTTGCTGGCCTCGTCGATGGGTTGTCTGAGGCTGAGTGCATCAATGTCGCGCGCTCAGAGTTTGCCTCCCTGACCGCTTTCATGTCTGGCCCGAAGGCCGAGAAGGAGGAGGCGGCCATTGCCGACTTCGTCAAGACTGGCCTCAAGGAGTTGCTCCCCTACGGCAAGCCGTCCTCGACGCAGGGGAAGATCCACTATGAATTTGAGGGCTTGCTGGTCCCGATGCTGGGCTTTTACGACGTCGAGTGGGCCGACCACGGCGTCCTCACTGACATCAAGACGACGCACGCGCTTCCGTCAAAGATCAGCACCAACCACGCCCGGCAGGTTGCGCTGTATCGTGCTTCGAGGGGTGACAATCTCGATGCTCGTGTATCCTACGTCACACCGAAAAAGTCTGCGACATATGTCCTTGAGAATGCTCGCGAGCACCTTGAGGCGCTGCGGCTTATCGGATTGACGATCCAGAGGTTCCTGTCCCTGAGCGACGACCCCAAGGTCTTGGCGTCATATGTCGTGCCGGACGTGGACACGTTTTACTTTTCTGACCCGATGGCCCGCAAGGCCACGTTTGATATATGGGGGATGTGATGACCGACCGAATTTCTGCCGACACCATAATTGAGATGCTCAAAGACAGGACCGCCCCGCGCGTGACTGAGGAAGGCATCCGCGCCAAAATTGACTGCCACAGCTTCCACGAGGAGCACATCGGCGCGGCCAAGATCACCGTCTGTTTCATCTTGATGCGCAATGGCTTTGTGTTCGTGGGCCATTCGGCGGCGGCGAGCCCCGAGAACCACGACGCCAAGATCGGCGAGTATTACGCCTATGACGATGCCTTTCGTCAAATCTGGGCGCATGAGGGATACCTGCTGCGCGAACAACTTTCGCGCTGAAAAGTTCTGCCCGCGTGGGCGAAGGCTGGGGTCGGCCATATGGCCCCACAATGGAGAATGGAAAATGGCTCTTGGTTTTAGCAATACCGGCACTTCGGGTGGCGGCGGCGACTTCCTGCCCATCGTAAAGTACGATGCGCGCGCTGGACGTTTCTTTCGCGTTGACCGCGAGGACGGCACCTCAACGCCAGTTGATATTACGCGCAACTTCAAGGCCGTGTTTGACTTTGAAAACGTCGAGACGGGTTGGATTTCCTTTGTAGCGGGATCCGCTCCCGACTTCCAGATGTCCCCGATGGGTACGCCCGGCGTGGATCGCCCAAGCGCGAACCACAAGGAAGGGTTCCGCATGAACGTCAAGCTCGGCGCTGAGTGCGGCGGAGATTGCCGTGAACTTGCCAGCACTGCGGGCGTCATGAAGGCGGGCCTCAATGCCCTGCACGACGAATATCTTTCGGGCGTCAAAGCCAACCCGGGCAAGCTTCCTGTCGTGGTCTTGCGCGACACTGTTCCCCTCACCAGCGGATCGGGCGACAAGAAATCCACGAACTACCAGCCGATCTTTGAGATCGTGTCATGGGTTGGACGCCCGGCTGCCCTTGACGATGCAGCCAAGGCCAAGGCGCCTGCTGCCGCACCGGCACCCCTTCCCGCTCGTGGCGCTCCGCCCTCGACTGGATCCTCACGCGCTGCCGCACCGGCACCCCGCGCCGTGGCTCCCGCCGATGACGAAGACTTCGGTTAATGAAACCGGGCGGGCTCCGGCCCGCCCACTTCCCACCCAAGGAGATTGAAGTGAAATTTCTCATCACAATGAATATGCCAGCGCGCTCAGGCGTCCCGATCCACCAGATCATTGCCGAGCACCCGGCCACGTCCGTCGATGAATTTGCCGACGCCCTCGGCGACCACGACTTCATTGTCGTAGAGGAATACTACCGAGACGCTAACATGCCGTCGGGCTCTGACGGGCACTATTCTGTGGGCCGCATTGCCATCAATCCCCTTTACATCGGCAAGGTCAAGGCAGTCGTGTCGTCCACGCACGTCAATCGAAACCACCACGAAGCGTAGGAGAGACACATGAACCACATTGAATTTTTGGAAGAAGCGATCAGGCTTGTCGATGAACGAGGCGAGCAATACGGCGACTTGGAAGAGAATTTTATGCGCATCATTTCAATTTTTGATGCAATGACGGGTGTAGAGTTGACTTGTCATCAGGCGGCTTTGTTTCTGGTGGCCGTCAAGATGTCTAGGCTTAAAACTTCACCTGAAAAGGCCGACACATATTCCGACGCGATCAATTATTTGGCCTTCGCTGGCCAATTTGGAGATGCAGAATGAGCAATGAAAATGAGTTTATGAGCCAAAAAAACTTGCGATTATTGGCGATGTATATTTTGGACCAAATTGGCGAGGGGGACGCAGATGAAAACCTCAAGCAGGTTTCAATCTTTATTGTGAACATGGTGGGCGGACTGCTCCTTGGCGGAGCGCCCAATCTTGAGAGCGCATTTGAGGGTCTCGATGCCTTGTATGATGACATTGAAGAAATTCTGAACGAAAACTTTGATGCGGCAAAGGCTGCCATGAGCATGAAGTCAAATTAACCTTGGTGGGTGCGCAGGCACCCGCTTTTTTATGGAGATGATGATGATCAGAATGGATAAGACATACCGCACGCGCGATGGGCGCTTGGTCCGCATTTACGCATTGGATGGAGGTGGGAAGCAGCCAATCCACGGATCTGTTAAAGATGAGGACGGGTCATGGAAGCCGATCTCTTGGTGTTCTGGCGGAACGCAATGGGGCGAAAGAATTAAAAATGATTACGACCTCATTGAAGTGAAGCCGCGCATCAAGCACACGGTGTGGATAAATGTTTACCCAGATGGTTGTGGAAGAGCCCAATCAAGTAAAAATGCAGCGGATGCCTATTTTAATCCTACTCGCCTTGCTTGCGTGAAGGTCGAGATTGACTGCGAAGAAGGAGAGGGGCTGTGAGCGAAGAGCAGGACGACTTTACGCGGGTCTACATGTACGGCTTCAAAAATGGCGAGCAGAGCATGAAAGCCGAGATCGAGCGGCTGCGGGCGGAGATCGCGCACGACCGCGATCAAAGGCTCGCGGCTGTTGTCGCGGTGGTCAGGCAGTGCGAGATCACGCTCAGTTTGCCTTATTGGTTTGAAGACAAAATTCGCGCCGCGCTTGAGGGGGAGAGGACCAATGACTGAAGATTTTATCGTGGACTTAAAAGATTACATACGGGTTGAAC